CAGTCACAACCGTCTGAGTTAATTCTCCCGTCACTTGTAGATCGCAACTGAATCCACGAGCTTCGTTCTTTTTATCGGTCATACCAACTTTTGTTAAAATTGCACTTCCAACAAAAATTTTACTACCTGCCGCGAGCGCACCGTAAACAAAAGCAACCTCTCCTTTTGCTTTTGCAAGTGTAACTAATTCCGATGCTGAAAGATCGCCTGTAGGATCAGTTAATCCAGAAAGAGACATTGTTGCGCCATCCTCGCCTGCTTTATATTCTTTGTGCCCATTGGAATCCTTTGTGGTCACTTCGAAGGTATCCACAGAATAATCAAGAGAATTATCTGTAACACCGGTAACATAATAGGTTCCAAGTTTTAATAAAATCACTGCTCCGTCTTGTTTTGCCATTTTATTTCGTTTTTAAATTTGTTCACATAAATATTCTACTATAATTGTATTTGATATTGCTTTCACTGTTTCTGTTTGTTCAAAGACTTCGTTTGAACTAATAAAGCGTGCCCAATCAATATTAAAATTAGTTGTGTCACCTTTATAATCTATAAGTCTTTCTGTTATTGCTGAGCTTATTTCTTCACATTGAGTATAAGAAGTATTTTCGTCCGCAAATTGAGTATAAACATTGATTTCTATTTGACAACGAGTTATATAAGCGTCTTTAGTCGAAAGATTTTCTATAATTGAAATATTTCCCAAATCAATAAAGGGGAAATCCTGTGTTTTCGCAGGCACCGAACAAACAGGAATTACCGATCCAACTGTTATTGAGTTTAACAATCGATTATAGATAAATGCTCTTAGTTCCTTATTCGGTAATTTCATTTGAAAATATTAATTAAATTCTGTTGATAAATAGGTCTTTCTTTGTCTGCTGCACGAGCTAAAAATGGATTTGCTTTCGTACCTGGATGATTTACTTTTGATGCAAAAGTGTATTCTTTACTTCGTTTTCCAGATATTGACATTCCGCGCCAGGCTAATACTCTTTTATTCTTTGGTAAAATAATATGCGGCCGTGTGCCTTCATGTACAAAAATTCCATAATTCCTTTTTACAATTATTTGACCGGTTACTCCGCTATTTTGAATAATCACATCAATTGAGTTTCTTAAAAATCCTTTCTTTACCGGTGCTTCTTCTTTTGCTTTTGCTTGAATTGAATATGATGCCCGCGATATCTCTTTCCTGATACCAGATTGTTTATCTTCAGAGAATTTATCAATATCCTTAATAAATCTCTGCATCTCTCTGCTATCTATAGAAATGCTAATCATTTTCGGTGCATATTAATTTCAATTCTTTCAAGTTCGCATCAGTATTAAGAACCGACGTAATAGTTAAAGTTTTAGAATCCCAATCAATCGTTTGCTTTGGCGTTACCGTTGATCTATAACGAATGGTAATCTCATAGTTTTTAAAATTCTCTATAAGACCATAATCTAAAGATCGCGCCTGATTTAAAGGGACTATTTTAGCCCATGTTTCAAAAAGCAAAGAACGTGTTTGAGTGAGTCCGCCAGAATCCTGCGTTGATACGGTTGTATAAATGGATATACGATGTTTCAATGATCCTACATCCATGACTTATAAGATATAGAAGTTAACATTCTTCGAACTTCACCAGGAATAATCTGAGAATCTCTATTTTCATACCAATCAGAAACTATCTTATAAATGGCTTGTTTTGCAATTTCTGGAATAGATTCTGTCTCGTAATCTACTGTTTCAATTCCATATCCGGCTATATATCTTATTCTTATTTTATAATCTTCGCTCCAACCAGGGATTTTTATTTCTTTTAAATTAAGTCCGGTTTGATAAAAAGTCGTCTGTTCTGTTTCTACTCCTTGAGAATCGATTAAATAAACATTAGAAACCTGCGAACAAGGAATAAGCGGAAGTATAACTTCGCCTTCGTCTATATCAAAGTCATCGAATATTACATCTAAAGTACATGCGCGAAGAAGAATATTACAATATTTTTCTATTTTCTCAACAGCACTTTTAATCATCCCAATAATTAAATCATCATCATCTGTAATATCGCTATCTACTTTAAGATAGTTTTTCATTTCGTCGATTGAGATTTCTGTAAATTCGTCTTGTGATATAAATTTAAGACTTGGCATTTTTCTTTTTATTTTTATGAGCCTTTTCAACCATTTTATTTTCATAATCTGGTTTTATGGCTTTTTCTTTGGGTTCTATTTGAACCAATCCTTTTGAAACAAGGAGAGCCACCTCAGATTCTAAAACTGAGATGGTTTTCCCTGAATTAAGCAATATCTTTACCATACAATTATTTAAAAAACCAACCACTTACATCTTCAATATATGCTTTATTAGCACTTCGAATAAATAAAAGTCGGACATAAGGATCAGATAAATAAGGGGCCAAAGTTTTTACATAAATAGTGCTATCAGTTCCAACGCCTGTATAAGTAATAGTTGTTCGAGTTGTATAATCTGCTAAACTATACTTTTTACTCTGAACTTGAACAATAATTCGAGCCGGGCTGGTTACTTCTTTTAATTTAACCCTGAAGAATCCTTTTAAAGAATCAATAGAGTTTAACAAAATAGGTATTTGAATAGAATCCTGATATACTCCTAAACTATCTCCGGCTCCTGGAGTCTTTGCAAAACTCCATTTTGAGCCACTAAGTGTAATAACATCATAAGACTTCATTGTAGATTGAGAATAAGTAATTATGCTTATCAACCCAAAAACCAAAATAAATATTAATTTTTTCATCATTATATATTTTTAAAGTTAATATTATGCTTGGTTTGCTAATAATGCTTTAGCTGCTGCAAATGTTCCATAAACAAAAGCAAATGCATCATGCCCTTTGATTCTCAATACTCCACGTTCCGAAGCGGTAAAGGTAACACGATCGTAAATCGGATCGTTCCCGTTCTGATCCCACATACGAATAGTTAAACCCCGGCGAGTAAAATATTTGGCTTTTGTGAAATCACCAATTAAGAACGCGCCTGAAGTCATACGTGTTGAAGTATAAATAGGAACACCAGCAATAGAAGGATTCGGCAACCATAATTCAGGATATTTAAATTTCCCAAATTCATCACGAATAAGTTTTATATTGTGAAGATTTACAGGATTTAATACAACTCCTGTTGGAGCAAATCCAATGTTCGTTGAATCAGTTGCAGAATTTCCTAAAATACATTGAAGTATTCCGGTTGCAAGAACATCAACTTCATCAGGTGTAGCTATCCCATCAACTCCCGTTGGTACTGCAAATGTTTTTGCACTTGTAGTAATCCCAGAAAGATGAGTGGTTAAACCAGTCCCGTTGAAAATTTCATTATCACGAATGGAAGGAATACCATACTGAAGAAGTTCCTGAACTTCACTCATTGCATAATCGATGTCTTCCAAAGCTTCGTTAGTAACTACCATTGAATCGGTAATCTTCTTTACGTCTGCTTTCTTTTCTGCCCAGGTTACTGCTGTTTCTGCAAAAACAGTATTTTCACTATTCATCGCAGCGTTACGAGTTACAGTTACGCGTTCAACCCATGCGATTGCATCTTTAGCAACTGTGCCTTTTTGAACCAATTGATAAAAAAGAATCGGATTATTGGGAGCCATATTAACACCTGGTTCCAAAGGTTGGGTAATCGAAAGAATTGCATCACCTGTTCCTATTGAATCAATAGAAGAAGTGATATTAACTGCTTTCAATTCGATTTGATGTTCAATACTTTTCGATCCTGCTTTGCGGGCTGCTATAAAATTTTTATATCCATCGGTTTGAAATGCTTCGGCTAATTGCTGCCAAACAGATTTTACTTTGTTCTTACCTGATATTGCCTGTTCGGCAATACGAGATTCCAGGGAATTGACTTGAGTTTGCAGATTTTTTAAATATTCTGCCTGGGCGGTTTTCTTTTCTCCGTCTACAATAACGGACAGTTCAGCGATTTGCGTTTTAATCGCTTCCTTAAATTCGTCAAGTTTAAAAATATCCTTTGTCTTTTGTTCGCTTTCGTTTACTTGTTTTTCAAGTTTCGAAATATCGCCTTTCAGAGCATCGAATTTTTCAACTATTAGAGTCGTCAAATCTTTTGTTTCTGCCATGTTAAATTAATTTTAAGTACGTTGTTAAATAATTTATTTCATCTTGTGAAATAACTGTTTCCGGCGTTCTGTTTTGAGTGGTGTTATCCGGCGCAAAAGCAGAAAGTGAAATATGTTTAAGTTTCAACAATTCAAATTTTTTAATATGATTTTTTTCATTAATAATAAGCTTATCAAATTCTTCCTCAATAGTATCAATTCCAAATACTGATTTAATAGCTTGTAAATTTGCATATTCATTAGAAGCTAATGTCACTAAAGATATTTCCCACAATTTAAGTTCTTTTAAATGCATTATAGGACGTGCATTATCAACATTTTGTTGTTCATAACGCATAACTGAGTATCCAATAGAAAATTCTTTTAAAATATTTTCTTTAATTTTTTGTTTTACTCCGGGCTCGGCATCGGAAATTCTACTCTGAAACCAAAGACCATAACTATCTTCTTTTAATTCTATCATTTTACCTATAGGATTTTGAAGATCGTGTTGATAACAAAGACAAATTCTATCTTTCATTTCAGACAATGTCTTTGTAAATGCTCCAGGTTCTACAATATCATTATCGCTATCTATAACATTAAAAACAGATGCATAACCTTCAATTATAAAATCTTCGCCTTCAGCTTTTATTTTACAATCTTGTATTGTTTTAAACTTAATTGAATTCATGGGATTATTTTTTGCCGCAGCTTCAAATGAAATATATTTTATATCATGATCTTTTAACCATTTTTTAGCTTCTTCAGGAGTAAATTTATCAGCATTAAATCTATATGCTTGAACTGTCATTGTATCTTCACCTTTCAATTTTCCTA